GCTGGCGTGGACAGACGGGAGCGCCCGGCGCAGCAAGTCCTTTAGTTTCACAATCTCATCTTCTGATTTACTCATCTGCCAGACTCCATCAATGACTTGTCCTTCACAGGGGAGAGAGCGCGGATTTCGAGGGCGATCCGGGCGGCGGCGTCCATAGCAGCCTCCTCAGATCGTGAGAGCTGTGTGCCGTGGTTGAAGAGCGGGGACAGTCGCGCATACTGGTCCGCCACCTCCGCCGCTTCTTCCAGCGCCTCGCGCCTTACATCTTCCACCCGTGGGAAGGAGGGCACAATCCTCCTGCCTGATGACTCGATGGCGGTGAGGGCGATGCGCGCTTGCTGCCCGATCAAGTCTGGATGCTTGTCGAGGTTGACGCCCCAAAACTCCGCCAAAGCCCTCGCCACGATCTCCACCAGTTCCTTGTTGTCGTCGGGGGTCATGGGCGCGTCGCTTTTGGCATAGGCGCAATCCGCACATGTCCATGATCGCTTGTCGCATCCGGTGAAGGCAGCGCCGCAGGTCGTGCAGGTGTTCATGTAGTCGCCCGGCGCCCATCCGCCCTTGGCTGGGCGCGGATCATCTGGTTTGATCTTGCCGCTCACTGCATCGCCTCCTGCCGGTGGTGGGTGGGGGTCATGTCACGGCTCCGCACCGCTTGCAGCGGTGGCCCTTGTCATCCTCGGCTTCCCAATCGTGGTCGCACGCGGGCTCCTTGGAGAGGGCGGCGTATGCAGCCAGAACCTTGTCGGCCAATTCCAAGTCCTCCGCGTTGATGTACTGCTCCATCAGGCAGCTTGTTTCATCGGCCATGTATTGCGCGATCCGGCATCGGACGCGTTCGATCTGGCGAGTGTCTATCGTCATGGCTACTTCCCCTCTGCAGCGCGGATGGCGGCGCGGGCAAATGGGTTAGGCGGGTCTACGATGTAGTTCGAGCACCGGCATTTTGTGCAGATGCGGTCCATCGAATGAACGGGAGAGCTGTCATGGCCAGCGGTTCCGCGCCGATACTTCCAAGGCGTCCAGTCGTGCTCACATTCCTCCACCGGCACCAGCCGATAGGTGATTGATCTATTCATCGCCGCTCCTCTCGCGCGATCGCACGCTTCAAATAATATTCAGCCTTCTTCAGATCCTGCACGGCTGGGCCTTTGCGGCCGGCGCGGGCGATGTATTTCGCGACTTGCCAAAGCAGCGGATCACTCGAGAACCAATCCTCAAGCACATCGATCGGCTCAAACTGGCGTCCGTCCGTGTAATGCGGCGGCCTGTTGATCAGATCGATCACGACATCATCCGGCATGCGGCCCCTCGCCAGCGAGGTGCTTCCATCGCTGCTTCAACTGAATCTTGCAGACGTGGCCTGGCGTGATCTTGTACTGCCGCGCGATAGCTCTGATTGACCGATCGTCGCGTCTGATCTCCAGCACCTGGCGTGCGTTGAGCTTTGCCGATCTGTTCTGCTCGCCCGGCCTCCATCCCGATCGCCTCATCACTGCTCTATCCTCCTGCATGCGATCTTCGTGCCCTTCGCTGCGACCATCACCAGCGACGCGGCATCCAGGTCGCAAGCCGTCAGCGATGACAGCGGCACGCCGCGAGGGCGCCAATCTTCGCCCGGTCGCTGTTCCCAAAGCTGCCAGCGCCGCGCAGTGATTTCGGATGCGCGTGCTACGCCGATGACGAGCAGCACCGCGCCGGCGGTGATCAGCCAGAGCCAAAGGCGGGTCATGCTGTCACCCTCCAGACGCAAAGGCACTCAAGCCGCGCCGCATCCAGTGCAGCCTTTGCCCGGTGCGAGCGCGTGCGGGTGTAGCGCGCGAGGGCTATGTCGGCGGCCAGTTCAGCGGCTAACAGCCGGGCGGCTGGGCAACTGCGACGGCTCATCGCTCATCTCGCGCATTGTCGATCGCTTTGTCGCGACCATCGTCGGCAAGATACTCGTCAGCCCATTCACGCAGCATTCCCGTCATCCAGTGGCTGAGATTCTCGCCCAGCGCAGTTACGGCGATCAGTTCGACCTCGTCCGGGTCTGCCGGATTCACGCGATCCGCCGGAGTGCCACGCGTGAATGTGTAGTCGATACTGACTGCGATATGCCCGAGGCCGAACGGGCAGTAGGCACGCATGGTGTGGCGGCTCATTAGCGGCCTTCCTCTATGTCTGTCATCTCGACATCGAGCTCAGCGCGCAGCCAGAGAATCTCACTGCGCGCGTCTTCCAGCAGGTCGGCCATATCAATGTCAGGCTGCGGATGATGCACCGCGCGGTTGCCGTGCGGGTCGTAAACGTACTCGACCGGCGGGTGCCGCTGATTCCGTGCCTCAACAGCAAGACGCTCGATAATGTCGATCTTGAGCGGGTGCACGGGTGCTGCTCACGCGCTGGGCTGATTGACGACAAGCGTCGGACGCCAGATCACGCGGCGCTCCGGCTCCAGCTGCAAATTGTGCAGCCAGACGCGGCGCGAGTAGTGACGCCGACCAAGCCGATCAGGCGCGTCGAAATCAAAACGCACCTGAGCAAAGGTCGGCAGCATGCCGGGCCGCGCCGGCGGATGCACAAAATCTACAACGCCGCCGCCGTAGCACTTGGTCGGCGAATCATGCAGCACGCGGCTGCCGGTGGTGATTGTCTGCGTGACCATTCTAACTCTCCGTCCCCTTGCGCGCGGTTCGCGGGCGGCGGAAAGCATGCCACAACGGCATTTCTCGTCAATGCCAAAATGGCATTACTGGGGGGGGGGTACGCGTTCTACAGGCAGAAACTAAATGCCGCAGTGGCTATCAATTATTTTGTCGCAAATGATGAAGCCGCCACGGCGGGCTAAACGCCCAACAGGTCCGCCAACGGCATAACGCGGTGCATCGTGACCACGCGCGATCGTTCGATCTCGATTTCTTTGGCTGGGTTGTACTGCTGCAGTCGAACGATCTTGTGGTTTGCGAACACCAGGTTCTTGATCAACGCGCGCTGGTCCCCGTCTTCCATTATCTCAATCACGACATCATCGCCGGGTGCGGGAGGCCGCGCTTTCTCCACGATGACCAATGCGCCGGGCTTGTATGCCGGCACCATTGAAGTGTCTTCGACGTAAAGCGCGAAAACATCTTTTCGACCAACCAAACGTGGCGGGCGGCGAACATAATCGACCGCATTGCCGTTCATCTGAAGCCCACCCTTCCCACCCGACACACTGCCCAGGACTGGTAAATCCCGCTGCATGTGAGAGCGTAGCGGCGTGGAAATCTCAGGGTCAACAAAGCCAGCTGGAGAAAGACGTTTATTTTTCTCAACCATTTTGACGCTTGTAGTCTCGGCGGTGATCACACCAAAAAACGCGCGCATCCGGTCGAGCTCAACAGCTTGTATTTTTCGCTCGCCGCGCACCATTTTGGACACCATGGGTGGTTGTATCCCGAGGTGGCGGGCCAGGTCAGCTTGAGAGCGACCCGTGCGACGAAACTGTTCTTTGAGCCAATTGGCGTCCATTTGATCTCTCTACCAACTGTCTTCGCGGTGTCCATATTGCCGAAGTGGCATCGCGGCTTGACGCGGCAATGCCAAAGCGGCATTGTCCGCGCCCATGATTGATGTTGCTGTTTTGATCGATGGCGTAGGAGTCAAAGCGCTCCACCGCATCTCAGGGATTCCCGTCCGCACGCTTTTTAGGTGGCGCGCGAACAACAGCCTGCCAGGTCGCGGCGCACGCCGGGCGTGGACGCTCAAACACTTTCGGGAATCGGTCAAGAAGGCGCAGGCAGAGAATCGCAAGGCGCGGGCAAAGAAGGGGGCGTGATCCATGCCGCACACATTGCCAGCACGCGTCCCCAAAAGGCCGGAAAAACCATCCAGATATTGGGAAGAGCGTCATGAATGCCGCTGATGATCTGCGCGACATGCTGATTCGCCTGGGCGGACCGCTGCAGCACACCGACACCAAGGAATCCTGGCTGCGTCGGGTCGCGCGACTCGCCGGCATGAGCGAGCGGCAAGCCAGGAAATACTACTACCGCGAAGCCAAGCGCGTGGACGCGGATACGTACCTCCGGATCCAGCAACAGATCGTTGAATTGGAACGGACGATCGCTAACAGGAAAGACACGCTTAATGCTCTGGAGACTCTTCTACGCACGCGCACTGATCAGGTGGGCACATTTTCTGGACAACCTTGCATACCTCGCGACGAGGGCGGCAGTGCGTGCGTCGCGCAAGGCGGGGCTGGTGCCGATACAACCAAACAAGGCCAGTGATCGATGATTGGTCTCTATCGCGACGACCGCAGCATCGACTGGACGGTCGTCGAGGTGATCGGCGTGCACGCAAGCGGTGACGTGATCCTGCGCCAGATCGATCGGCAGCTGCCCGGCGTGTGGCTGGCGAAAAAACATCAAGTGGTTCTCAGGGCTGACCTTTCCGATACTTCCGCTGGCGTCAATAGCGCTCCGAAGGCTGCCAGCACCGGCCTCGCGTTTAAAATTGGGTCGCGCGAGGCCGGAACTATTCAGCGGGGCAAACAGTGATCCGCTACCTGTCCGTCTGCGCCGGCATCGAGGCCGCGACGGTCGCTTGGCATCCGCTCGGCTGGACGCCCGCCGCCTTCAGCGAGATCGACCCGTTCCCGCGCGCCGTGCTGGCACACCACTACCCAGACGTCCCGCTGCACGGAGACTTCACCACGATCGGAGCCGACGACTATGGATCAATTGACCTTCTTGTCGGAGGCACCCCCTGCCAGGACTTCAGCGTCGCCGGACTTCGCGCAGGAATTACTGGCGATCGAGGGAACCTCACACTTGAGTTCCTACGCCTGGCTGCGCGAACGCAGCCACGGTGGATCGTTTGGGAGAATGTCCCCGGTGTCCTGTCGATTGATGGAGGACGGACGTTTGGAGCCTTCCTCGGAGGGCTGGCAAAGCTCGGGTATGGGTTCGCCTACCGGGTTCTTGACGCTCAGTATTTCGGAGTGGCCCAGCGGCGCGAGCGTGTGTTCGTTGTCGCATATTCTGGAGACTGGCGACCACCTGCGGCGGTACTTTTTGAGCGCGAAAGCCTGCAGTGGAATCCTGCGCCGCGCCGCGAAGCGCGGAAAGACGCTGCCCCCGCCATTAGCGCACGCACTAAAGGCGGTGGCGGACTCGGAACCGACTTTGATTGCGACGGCGGCCTAGTAACCGAGACCGTGGGCGCGCTCTGCGCCGACGCGCACCCCGGAGCCTACAGCTGGCAAGATGCCTACACTGGTCGCTTAATCGCCCACGCCCTCCGCGCTGAAGGCTTCGACGCCAGCGAGGACGGCACAGGCCGCGGCACGCCGTTGGTGGCGCACGCATTGGACGCCCGCCAGTCCGACGTGATCCAGTACGGCGACAAGACAGGCCCGCTCGACACTGACGGTCACACGATCGGCGTGCTCGCCTTCACCGCCAAGGACCACGGCGCCGATGCTGGTCCTATCTCCCCGACATTGCGCGCGGGCGGACACGCCAAGAGCCACGCGAACGGCGGTGTGATGCCTGCCGTCGCGTATGCAGGAGTGAACCATGGCAAGCTGGATGACGGAGCATTGGCGCGCGCGGAAGATTTGTCCGCCGGGGCCATGCGTGACCTGCGGCGCGGCAAAAGCCGAGGTCCATCACAAGGACGACGACTGGCACAACAACCAGCCGAGCAATCTCGAGCGGCTGTGTCGGAGTTGTCACATCAAGGTGCATCGGCAGAAGCCGAAATGCAGTCTGTGCGACGCCCCTCACAAGGGGTTGGGCTACTGCAACAAACACCTGCTGCGCTTCAAGAGGTGGGGCGATCCGCGCGCCGTGAAGGTGAACCAAAACACGCCGGTATGCAGGTCAGAAGATTAACCCCAAGGGAATGCGAGCGCCTGCAAGGCTTTCCGGACGACTACACGCTGGTCCCGTACCGCAACAAACCCGCCAGCGATGGGCCTCGCTACAAGGCGCTCGGCAACTCGATGGCAGTGCCTTGTATGGCTTGGATCGGTGAGCGGATCGCCTTCGTCGAGAACCTTACAGAGAAGGCCGCCACATGATCACCTCGGCAGCTTCCGCCTCACCGAT